TCGGCGGGGCGATGGCGTCGTCTGCGGCGAGCAAGGCGGCAAAGACGCAGGCTAGGTCAGCGGACAAGGCTACCGAACTTCAAAGGCAAATGTACGAGGAAGGTGTTGTTCGCCAGAAACCGTTTTACGAAGCCGGCATTGCTGGGCAAAACCGTTTGATGGATCTTCTTGGCTTGAGTGACCGGACAGGCGCTGAAGGTTACGGTTCTGCAATGCGGCCTTTCGGTATGTCTGATTTTCAAGCCGACCCTGGCTATGCGTTCCGCATGAAGGAAGGCTTGAAAAGTCTTGACCAGCAAGCAGCGGCCAGAGGCGGTTTGATTTCTGGTAACGCGCTGCGCGCCGCGCAACAGTACGGGCAGGATCTTGGCTCGCAAGAGTACCAGAACGCCTACAACCGCTATCAGACAAACCGTGCGAACGTGCTGAACCCGCTTCAGTCCTTGCTTGGGCAAGCGCAATCAACGGCCAACACGCTTGGCTCGGCAGGGCAGAACTACGCGACCAATGCCGGTAACACCATGATGGCCGCAGGCGCTGCCCGCGCTTCTGGCTATACTGGGTCTGCGGATGCTTGGAACAGGGCGCTGGGCGGCGCGGCGGGAACAATAGTGTCCGGCCTTAACGCCAACCAGATGTATGGCAGCGGTGGGTATAACCCTTACAACAACTACGGCAGTTTGGCAGGCGGCGGTTCGGTTGCTATGCCGACTGCTAGACCAGGAGACTTCTAATGGCTGAGATTTACGTTCCTGGCGCTATCGACATTATGGGTTCTGCTAATCAGATGATGCAGTTCCGCAACTCGCAACAGGCGCAGCAGGCTAACGCTTTGCAAATGCAGTACACGATGGAAGATCGTGCGAGAGAAGTTGAAAATCGCAAGATAGCGGCGGGTAATGCTTTAGCGCAACGGGCAGAAGCACAAAAGATTGCTAAAATATACGAACAAGGGTTTAACCCCGGCAAAACAGCAGTCATGGGGCCAGGCACTGTTCAGGGCTCAACCGAGCCTAGCTACGACTATAACAAAACTGCGCTTGAATTTCTTAAACTGGGCGAAACGGGCAAGGCTGAAGAGTTGTTCAAACTTCCTGAAGCACGCAGAACTGCGGGCGCAGAGTATATGGAAAAGGACGCAAAAGCGCGCGTTGAGGCGTTAAAAGCCGAAACGGAGACTTATAACACCGCGCTTGCTAGGGTTAAACCTGTGCTTGCCCAAGCCATTTCTATTGACGGGTTGATGCACTACGTTGATGTTGTAGACGCTGATCCTGTCCTTGGCCCTCTTGCAATCAAGACCGGCGGCCCAACTGAAGCTCGTAAAGAAGCTATTCGCAAGATGGCCGCGCCTAAAGAAGCTGGCGGCGGTGGCATGACTGTCGATCAAATAGCCCAGCGCCTCGGCGGCATTGATGGCTACGCCCTTAAAAATATGGATATTGATTTTCAGAAAAAAGAAGCTGAGATTGCCAATCAAAATGCCAACGCTGCCAAAGCCAGAGGCGAAGCAGGCGGCGGCGGTTCGGGCGGCACGGAAAACGAACGCCTTCGTTTAACTCTACTCAAAGGCGTTAACGACCCCGCGTTTGCCGCGACGCCAGAGTATGCAGCGGCGTGGAACGCTTCGTTTGGCGAAAAAATAATTGAAATGCCAGACCCTAATAACCCTAGCAAGGTAATATTTCAGCGCGTTAGAGCGCCCGCGCCCGATATGTACCCTCGCCCAACATTCGGGCAACAGCCAAACGCGCTCGTTCCTGCCGCCGCTGCGCCCCAATCTACCAACGCGCTTGCGATGAACGCAGGGGGCTACGGCGGCGGCGCGCCTGTGCCTGCCCCGCAAACATCTACGGCTATGCAACCTAATATGCGTACAGAAACAGGCGAAGGTATGTTGGCTAAAGTGCCTACGGTATCCGACGCGCAAATTAAAGAGCAAGCAAGGGTAAAAGGCAAAAGCGACGTTACCCAAATATTAGGTACGCTTTTAAAAGACTACGATAGCTTAGAAGAAATGAAAGCTATACCAAGCGAAGAACGGACTGTTGCTGAAAACGTCCCTGCTTATCTAGGGGCTACTGCATTGGGGCAAGAAGCAGGGAAAGCTGTAGGTACAAAAGCACAAACTTTACGCACTAACGTGCAAAGCAATGCGCGGTTCTTGTTGACGGCTATTAAAAACGCAACAGGTATGTCCGCGCAAGAAATGAACTCAATTCCTGAATTGCAAGCGTTGCAAGAGGCGGTTACAAAGCCAACGCAAAGCATACAGTCTGTTCGAAATATCATAGCCAATGTTGACAAGCTATATGGTACTGGCGGGTTAAAAATAGACGTTGCACCTAAAACAGAAGCCGCGCCTAAAACAGATGATAAGCCAAATATTGCAAAACTTTCGGACATAGAACATACGGCAAAAATTAACAAGCTATCAGTAGAAGAAGTTAAAGCGCGTGTACGGGCTAAAGGCATGACGATTGAGGGAGAATAAAAATGCCTATTGATCTTTTAGCAGATGAAGCCCCTATTGATTTATTGGCAAACATACCTTCTTCGCGAGGGACGGCTTTGGCTGAAGAAGATTCGTTGCCGCAATGGCTTGGCGTAGCCAATCGCGCTTTGGCCCCCTATGTAACCGCTGCGGGCGCGGGCGCGGTAGCAGGAGGCGTGCCAACAGGTGGCGTCGGCGCGCTTCCAGGCGCGGCGTTGGGCGTTACTGCGCTCGGTCTTACAGATATAGGCACATCGTTATACAACGTAGGCAGCCCTTATTTTGGGTACTCGCGTGTGCCTACAGGTTCTGAAGCCATTCGAGATATTTACGGTTCTGTTGGTGTTGGAAAAGCGCCAAAAACAACAGGGCAAAAAGTGTTTTCTTCTGCTTTAGAAGGTGCGGTAAGCGGCGGCGCACAGGCAAAAGCGCTTAGTGAAATGGCGCGATTTGCAACAAGCCCTACTACTCGTAATGTTTTAAGCACGATGGGCCAACAACCTGTAATTCAAGGTGCTGCCGGTGCAGGCGCGACGGTTGCACCAACGGTTCTAAATGAACTAGGCGTAACTAATCCATACGCATTAGCCGCCAGTTCTTTATTGGGTGGTTTTGCTGCGGGTAAAACAGGCGCGGGCGTTGCCGAACGTGCGCAACGAGTTGCAGATGTAGGCCGCATTATAAAAGGCGGCGGGACACCTTCAACTAGCGCGCTAAAAGAAAAAGCACAGGCGGCGTATGCTAAAGCTGAAGACGCAGGCATGATTTTTAACCCAACGTCTTACGACGATTTAGCGGACGATATTGGCAACACCCTTAAAGATGTTGGTTTTAACGAAGATCTTTCGCCAAAAACCAACGCAATTTTAAAAGTCCTTAACAAATCAAAAGGCAACGCGCAGTCTCTTAGCGACATGGATAATTTACGCAAAATTGCATCGCAAGTTACAAAAGACATAGACCCTAATGAACGCAGACTTGCACATGAAGTCATAGATAAAATTGATAGTTTTATTATTGACTCACCATCGGCTAATTTAATTTCGGGCGATGCTGATGTAGGCGTGCCTGCAATTTTAGCAGCTCGCGATATATGGAAAAAAAGAAGCAAAAGTAGCACGATAGAAGATCTTATAGACCGCGCCGCGTTGTCAACAGAACCTTCCGCAGATGCGCTTAAAACACAATTTGCAACGCTTGCGCGGAATAAAAATCGCATGAGCCGGTTTACTGAAGCCGAGCAACGCATGATTAATGATGTTGCTACAGGTAAATCTGGGTCTAGCGTTTTAAAATTTCTTAGCTCATTTGCGCCAGGTACTGATGTAAAAGGCTTGGTTAAAGGCGCTGTACTTTTTGGCCCTTCTACCTTGGGCGGTTCACCAGAATTAGCCATAGGCGCAGGCGCGCTCGGCGCGGTTGGTTTAGGTTCAAAAGCAGCGCGCAATACATTAGCCGAAATGTACGCTAAAAACATTGCCGCAACAATGCGGCGCGGCGATGCGCGGCTTCCAATAGAAGCAAATAATAAACTTTTATTATCCCCATCCATACAAGAAATGATACAGCAGATGGCTCAATAATGGACACGCAGACCCTCATCAATCTTGGCGGCGCTATCATCCTCGCAGGCATGGGATGGTTGGCGCGTGAGCTTTGGGGCGCGGTGAAGGAGTTGCGGAAAGACCTGCACATCATTGAGGTTGCGCTACCGTCAAATTACATTCGCAAAGATGAGTTTCAAGAAGGCGTCAAAGAACTAAAAGACATTTGCCGCCAAATATTTGAACGGCTTGAAAACAAAGCGGATAAGTAAATGGATCCTTTTACGCTGTTGGCAGGCGCAACGGCCATCTACAATGGAATCAAGTCAGCGACCGACGCCGGCCACGAGGCCATCGACGTTGTAGAGCGCGTGGGGAGCCTGTTTGCAAGAATAGCGCAGATCACGCAATTGACCTCTGGGCGAAAAAAGAGGCTATTTCAAAGCCAAGCAGAATACGAGGCTGAAGCAATCAAGCTGTACGCTTTGCGGGCCAAGGCGCAACAGCTTCAGTTGGACACCAAGAACCTGTTTGTAGGGGCTTACGGTCAACAAGCGTGGATTGCAATTCAGAAGGAAGTCACCGAAATGCGTAAGGAGGCCGTGCGTCAGGCTGCCGCTGCGCAGAAGGAGGCCGAGGAACGCCAAGCTGAACTGATCTTGGGCGCATGGATGTTCTTGGGCGTTATCGTTATGGCTCTCGGTCTTGCACTCTTCGTCTATCTTACCGCGCACAAATGAGATACCTGATGGCAATTGCATTTTTGGTTCTGGCGGGATGCGAAGACCGCTATCGTTACCCATGCCAAG